GGACGTATCCGTCCAGATTAGCATCTCCTGTCGAGTCTTTTGTGCTGATATAATTTCAGAACCAGAAGAAACACGCTGCGAACCAGCAGTATTAGTTGCGGTGGGGGTCCAATCAAAAGGACTTTCTTGGTCAGACCAGCGTACCATAAGCAAATCCTGGTCTGTTTCGTCAATGGGGTTGCACCCAAAGCATACAACATGGCGATCCGCCCCGGAAATCATCAGCCTTCGAGTAATAGTCGGAGCATCAGACGCTCCTGTCTGCGAAGCAAGTGTGGTGGCCCTGTTGGCAAGCCCTAATGTCTTATCCCAATAGTAAGGAGCTCCGTCAAATACGTTAAAGGCAAGGTCTTCGCCCCAGTTATCCTGGCTCCATAACCGTATATTTGAGCCCGTGCTTGCAGCAGTAGCAGAGGACTCTCCAAAGCCTACAAAATCGTTGGCTTCCTTTACCACAGCCCCATCTGCATGGGACGCTGCGGTAGTTCCTCTTACTCCCCGCACAACTCCAGCATCTATGGTATTGCTGGATTTCCCTGTATACTGGATTAATTCATTATCTATTAGAACAAGCCCAACAAAAGTTATGGTAGCGCCGCTAGAGGAACTGGCCGCTGTGGTTCCGTCATCCCCACGGGTAAGCTCTCCAAATACGTTACCTACGTTGGTTCCGTACCGTATGTTCTCGCTACCTATCTTAATTGTTCCCTTACTTGGAAAGCCACTCGTACTGGAACCAGCTATAGTGGTACTTGCAGCCGTGAGGTTTGCTGTGGTTGTGGTAGAAGCTGTTTCAAAATCAGCCGCACTTGTAAGTGTAAACGAAGTGTCAGAGTCACTTATTCCGCCGCTGTCGTTTAAGGTGGTTTGAGAATACCCTGTACTTAGGCCACTCCAAAGCCCCGCGCCAAACCCCGTCCCGGAAACCACTGTACCTAAACCTGTGTTTATTTGATAGGTGGCTACAACCGAAGAACCACCGCCCGTGGTAGATCCAGAGGAAGAAGCCCCAGCGGTGGTTATTGTGTAGCTATTAGAGTCAATTAGAGTAATTTGATGTTCTGTGTTTATTTGAGCCGCCGTTATGCCGTCTGTAGTAGTTGCCCCGCTTAGTGTAACGAAGTCCCCGTTCACCGCACCGTGAGCTGGAGCCGTTACTGTTATAGTTCCTGTTCCAGCAGTCCCTGTTGTAAGGGGGTTTGCTCCCAGAGTAGTTGTAGCTCGAATGGGAGTAATGTCGTTATAACCGCCACCCTCTTCTATATAAAACTTAGTTTCTGTACCAAGGCCCATGTATTTGGAACCATCCAATGCAGCCCATACATGAAGGGAGCGTCCTGTTCCTTGAATTGTATTACTACTAAGACGTTCCCATCCGCCCATCTTTTCTGGGCGCCCTTTTCGGAAACGAACTAGGTCAGAGTTAAACCATCCATTCTCATCTCCGTAAGATGTGGTTTCTCTGTTTACTCCTGGTCTAAAATTTATTTTAGATAAAGGCATTCTATATGTCCTTATCCCCTTGTCCCAATATTTCGGAGAGTTCATCCTCAGTATACGTCTTAACAAGCTGGCTTTGTATTGAGACTATGCAATGCAGGTCGGGAAAAGTCTGCCCATTAAAATCCGGGGCCTTTGCAGCAGATACCACCGCTAGTTTCTGCTGCATATGTGAGGCAAAAATCCGTACAAGGGTTACGTTTTCGTTCTCCAAGGAATGATATGCCACCCAAGTAAGAACTGCGCTATTCTTTAAATCTCTATACTTTGCATCCCACTTATATTTAAAAAAACCTGTAATATTCTCTAAGGAACGGCCAGCAAATTTACAAGGATGCCCCTGCTGTATTTCCACCCGATCATTGGGAAAAGAAGACACGCTTAACTGATACCTAACATCAACCATCTGGCTGGCAAGAGCTTGCACAGATGTCAGCATAACGATAATAAATATCAACGGGAGCAATCGCATGATGCCCTCCTATTCTCCTAGTTCAGGCTTCGTGGGCCAAACTGGGTTGCTTGCATCAGCCGTGTTCGCTGGAAGATCCCTTAGTAACTGGCGGTAATTTAACTGCGCTTCCGTGGCGTTACCTCGCATCACCCACCAATCGGTTTCAGCAAGCCGCTTATCGCGCTCCACTCGCAAAAGCCTCATGGGTTCCGCTGCTGTTAATCGTGCAATCTCCGCATTGATTGCTGAATCAGTTGGGCGATCTTGCTTTTCGTCATGCCAATCAATGCCTGATAGAGAATTATCTACGACTACGCATTCCGCACTAGGTCGTAGAGATAAAATGGCATGTATGATTTGATATTCCATATTAAGTTCCAACTTCAATTAGAGTAATTACAGAACGCTGTATATCAGAACCGTCATTTCGGTTCACTTCGACATAACCAGATTGGTCACAGCGGAAAAATTGCAGCTTGTATGCCGCCGCGCTGGTCGTTGATGGGCTATCGAGGACCATCAAAAAATGGTTTCCACTTTGACGGCTGGTATGACTGACTTGACTGAAAACGCTGTTAGACACATCAGACGCCGACCCGCTAATCGTTCTTACAATTTTAAACTCGCCTACAGCACTATTATCCGAATCTGTAAAAACGCCAAGAGAAACAAGAATCAAAACTTTTGAACCTGTAGCAGCAGGCGTTATTGTTGCTGTGCCGTTTGTTACATCTGCATAAGAACCTGACGTCGTTTGTGTGGACGTAGTCCAGGTCGCAGACACCACTTGCAGCATCTTCCCGCCGCCAGCTGCATCTTCAAAAGCAGGTGGACTACCAGCACCAGTTGAAGTTAATACTTGCCCATCATTTCCCGTTGCAATTGCTACTGGATTGCCGCTTGCATCATAACTAATTATATTTCCGTCAGTCCCAGAAGCCATCTTTGCAAGCGTTACTGCATCATCAGCTATTAAGGCAGAGGTTATCGCGTCATCCGCAATTTTTGCAGAGGTTATCGCGTCATTAGCTATAGTCAGTGCGCCGTTAGTTGCTACTGTCGCATCGCCTGAGATTACAACGGGATTAAAGTTCGTCCCGTCTGCAATCAGGGCAGCGCCACTTGTATTCGTAGACATAACCAGGTCATCACCTGTGATAGTCAGGTCCCCCGCTACAGCAAGATCTCCCGCCGTAGTTACATTCTGCGTCCCTGTAGGAATTTCTATAACGTCTTGGTCTGCATCGTTTTTGATAGTGACATCGTTAGTGGAACCTTGGCCTGTAAGAATAAGACCTTCTGCACTTGTGTATCCTACAGCGGCTTTGTCTGAAGCAGCCGTATCACCCAAGGCGTTGAATGTTCCACTTACGGTAATGTCACCAGAAGCTGTTATAGTAGCCAAGGCTAAGTTGGATATTGCGTCCACTATCGCAGCACCAGACCCCGCGCCATCGCAATAGATAACCGCAGATTTCCCATTTTCTACTGTTATATTTGCTCCGCTACCTTGCGTGAAAATAAGAGAATATGGGCCACTGGACCCAGAATCTGTGGTAGCATTATTAATAATGAAGTAAGCAGGTGCCGTATTTGGGGCGATTGTAACTGTACAATTTGAATCCAAAGCTCCTGTAAATTTAATCACACGGTACATACCATCCTGAAGGTTTTCGGTTCCTGATCCCGGAGAAGCCTCTCGAACAGTTAGGGTATGCGTATCCGCATTGGTTGTTATGGCTACGGCTTTATACGAAGCCAACCGATCTACAATATCCCAGTTGAAATTGGTTGTGTCGCCCCAAGCTCCTGATTGTTCTCCAGAGCCTATTTTTTCAAAGCTGAAGCCAGTTGTGTATGATGATGCCATAATATTTTTCCTATGCCGCTATTTCTGTCCAATCAGGGGTTTGTGAGGCGTCTATTTCAGAGAAATTAGACGTTTGTGAGGCGTCAATGACGCTCCAGACAAGTGCGTTGTTAACAGAACCCACTGCCGAAACCCCATCCACAGTAAAGGCAAAATTAACTTGTACAGAACCTATTCCGCTGGCCGCTGATACCCCGGTAACAGAAAGATTGGAGTTTGTTACCGCAGTTGCTGAACCTATTCCGCTGGCCGCTGATAAACCTGTTGCCGATACAGTGACATGAACCGCAGCCGTAGCGGTTCCCATAGAGCCAGTTGCTGATACTCCCGTAACGCTTATACTAACAGGAAGATTTATTGTGGGAGATCCTACCCCACTGGCCGCAGAAACACCTGTGACCTCTACGGGAATAGGACTATTCCACGCTCCAGAGTTCCAGGTACTTCTATTCCAGCCAGTAATTAAGGCCATTATGCAATCCTAATTATCGCGTTGTTAGCGTCATTTGCTGGATATTGAATGGTAAAGTCTCCAGCACTGGAAGACTTATCACCCCCAAAGTTAATTACGGCAACCGCTGGATAAGCCGCAGCCGTAGTAGTGGAACCTGTACTTGCGCCACTTAGAGTAGAGTTATAAATCAAAGCTCCTCTTGCGCTACTGATTGTAGAGGTAGACCAAGTAGTGTCTGCAAAATCAAGGTAAGCTGTAGGAACACTACTGCTATTATCTCCTAAACTATTTGTTACACTTGCAAGAGCAGCGCCACCAGCACTATAGGCCGTTCCAGATACCTCATTACTGGTCGTATATCCAGTGGTATCGGCATCAATGGATGAACTATTTGTGAACATGGCGATTTTGAAAGTATCCGCTGAAATTGCACTAGAATCACCACGACTAGCCGTAGTCCAACGATGAATACCCGCCAGAATTTCTTTCTTAAAAGTTCCGCACATAGCGGATGATCCAACAGCCATCTTACAATCTCCTTATAATTTCGGCCATGTCTTCGTGACCCTGTTTCTTCATCATAGCCCAAATGGTGGTTCTTTCACTCTGCGCCATCCTAGTCATATAGAAAATAAGTATTTCCTTCAATTTGTCTCTATGGGCCAAGGCCTGCTCCCGTATAACAGGGGGAGCCTTTTCTGAAACAAGCATAATCTTGTTCAAGGCCATTTCCGCCATTTCTTCTGCCGAGTGACCACGGTCTTTCGTAGTAAAGACCAGAACATCATTTAAGTGGGAACCTGCAACTGAATCCAACATTACTGCACTGGCCTTCTGACTTTATCATAGCGGAACTCATCAGAAACTTGTTTTGCTTCTCCAACATTTTTCAAAGTTTGAATTCCCTCCATATATCGATCATTATAGAGTTTCAATAAATCTGCTTCTCCCTTCATGAATGTATACGCCTCTACTAGAGAACCATACAATAAACAAATCTCTGCATTTGTCCCAAGCCAACTCGTTCCATCACTACTTGTTGTAATAGAAGTAGGACGATAAAAATAATGTAACTCCATAGTGTAGCTACTATCAGGTGTCGGAGCTAAAAGAAAAGTTTCATCATTCCAATTTGCATAATACTCAGGTAACCCTGTTGTACTCACCGCATTTGGTGTGTAGTCTTGTAGGAATGTGGGATGTTTCAATAAAAGAAAACTCTGAACATTACTGTTCACAACACTTAATGAATAAGAGGCCAAGTAATCAGTTGGCTTAGAAAGAAATTTATTGGAAGAAGTTGCCGAACCTTGTGAGTACTTCCTAAAATCTTCTAACTGACACTCTTTAAGAATTCGCTCTTCTGCATTAAGAATGAATCTAGTAAGATTATTGGCGAATGTTGTTTCTGTGTTCTGAGTATAATCTTGTATAGCTGTCTTTAATGTTGTAAATGTAAAAGCCATATTATGCACTCACCGTCACAGGGCCAGCAGTAGCAACTTCTCCTCCACCCTGAATTGATCCTGTAGTGGCTGTTCCGCTAGCAGCAGAAAAAGAATATCTATTATCGTCTACTTTTGTAATAGTATACCCCGCACTCTGCTCTATTGTGCTTGCTGTAAAGCCATCAAAATTAGATACACTTCGAAAACAAACGGTATCCCCAGTACTTCTACCATGCCCCGCCTCCGTAACAGTTATCGTTGCAGAACCTGATGCGCCTGATTTAAACGCATTTCTTTTAAGTAATACCTCTACAGCTGGCTCTGTTCTTGCGGTAGAAGCATATTGAAGTGCCACTGCATCGTTTATATGTTTGGCAGGGGTCAATTGTGGCTGTTTTTCTTCATATTCAGAAGTATGCACTCGAGAACCATTCCACTCAATCCGCATTTCTTTATAAGGAAAAGCTGCACCACTCCTATCCGAGATGAAAAGAGCATGTTTTCCTGCAGCATAAGCCATCAGAGAACCCTCAAATAAGCAGGTGAAGGAACGAGACTATATGCTACTTTTTCTCTATCTTCAAAGAGAGCATTTTGTAAATCTTCGTCATACACTGCTTTCAGCGCAGGTAATAACTGGGGTGATCGCTTGAGACCAATTTGATAAGCTAGTCCTGAAACTAAGCAGGGAAGAAATCTAAACGGAATATCAGCATTATCTACCGAGGCATCTATATCTTGGATTCGTATAAAACGATCATAAATTATTTGATCTGTTGAATTCTCAGGTACTTGCCAAATACTAATAGTGGGAGTAATCTGCCTATCAAAGAAGAATTGACTTGCTCTCCCTTGAGAAGTTTTATTTGGTATATGAAGGTATTCCGCTCTTCCGATGGGAGAAATCTGTTGATCTACACTATCTCGTCTAATCACTGCAGATAAAATATCTACAGTAGACTGAACATCAGTTAAGCTAGGATCAGCGCTGATAGTAGTAGTGGCTGCGCTACTAGACCCAGTTATATTTTCCCCAGCTGTAAAAGCCCCCGAAGGTACAGTAACTGTTAAAGTAGTTGAAGAAGGTTTTGTGATGATAGCCGCAGTAGTGCCACTAGTTCCACCTGTGATTGTCTCTCCAACACTCAGACTTCCTGATGCGCCTACCGTTGCAGTAATTGTGCCAACGGGATAAGTAGCAATAGCTGAAGTTGAAGAAAGCTGAGCAAGGGTTTGAGTGACCTGCTCAACTTTCCATAAATGAACGCCACGATTCGCCCAATCTGCAAAAAGGAGGTTTAATGACCGCCTCGCAGTCCGAGCATCATACCCTGTTCGGAGTTCAAGTCCACATCTCTCAAATGCCTCCTCTACAATCTCAGCAGCGTTGAGGTTAAAATCTGAGGAACCTGATGTAGCCATATTAAGTTATCCGAGTTTTATAGGTATTGTATTTATCTCCTGTAGCAGCAACTTTTTTAACTTCTTTAGGACGATTTTGAGATATCATTGTTGCTGAAATAACATCTACTTTAACAGAACCTTCCTTATCCTTAACGTTAAGACCTCCATGCTTATAGCGTTTATAACGCTTTGGCTTTGAACGAGTAAAGCGAGTTGTTTTACCCATCCTCTAAAAGTCCTTAATACATTCGATGACTATAACGTACACGTCTCCACTTCCATGACCAGTAGTGGTAAACTGAACATCTCCAGTTTTGCCACTGCCAGAATAATTTTTCAACCCATCAAAACTTGAAAAGTCTATATAACCAGTATCATCTGTTTTACAATCCCATGCAGCAACGTCAGTGGTTGCATCCCATAGAATTCTAACAGACATGCCTACCGTTCGCCACCAAATTTTATTGATACGAACCGCTGTACACGCCTTTCCATGATTAGTTGAGGCCAAAGCAGAGACATCAATCTTAGTAACTGCCGATTCTCCAGTACCGTCACTTGTATTAGTGAACTGCGCTGTATAGAAACGGCTTCCGTCTTCTATAACGGTTGTTGAGACAGCATCAGCCATGGCCTACTCCTTAATTTCACCAGATAAAACCATCATCTTATATTTCGGAGTACCAGGAGGAGGAAAGTCTTTTTTCGCATTTATTCCATACGAAAATTTACCCTCTTTTTTTGTAACGGGCCTGACCCATGCCTCATTCTCAGGCGTACTAGGGTCATCAGGAATAAACTTTCCCTTACTGGTACGCGCTCGTTTTCTCTCGGCCATTTTGCCCTACTCCTCTACGGCTGATCATTATACTGAGTCATACCGCTAGTAATCCGTTGGGCGGCGATGTGAATATAATCACACCATGCTGCATCTGCAGTTGTGGTTCCCGACATAGCACAGAACCAAGGCGTTAGCGCAGAAGTAGGGATATTAGCTGTCGTAGTTGTGACTAGAACACGATCAACGTAAAACTCCACTATACCCGTCCCCTTCGCAATAAAGCCAAGTTTGCGACTATTCGTAATGTTAGAGCTAGACTCCGCTCCATCAGCGAAATCTATTCCAGTATCCGTTTTAGTTTCTGTTCCCCCACTGTCGCAGTTTGCATAAATATCTGCCGCTCCTTCAACTAGAAGAAACCCAATTTGATTATTAGCGGTGAAGGGAACACCAGTGGCAAAAGTACCATTCTCAGCAAGCCCAACAAACATATCCATGTCATCTGCGTCAGCTACGGCAACGCTTGCCTCAAAATAAATATTCTTACTGGCTTCTGCCAAAAAAATTTCATTACCTTGAATAGAACCACCAGAATTATCTGTAGAACCATCACCCGTAGATTTAGCCCAACCACCAACATGGTCAGCAAGCAATGTTAAAGTTCCACTGTTAAGAACCGCTTTGGTCCAATCATCAGTGTCATCAATATCCACACCCGTAAAGTCATCGTACTTAAAGATATAATCGGGGTTTACATTAATAGGCAGATTTCTAAACCAAGAACCAAGTTTACTAGAATCACTACCATGACCACTGTACATGACTGGGCCAGAAAAACGAGTTGTACCCATAATACACTTCCTTCCTTACAAAGGTTTTGCCCTAGAGTCTTGTAAGCGTCTGCTGGGCCAGTCGCTAGGGCTATATTTACCCAGAAAAAAGTGGGGGAGGAACCTTCCTCTCCCCAC